ACGCAACACTAAAACCATGACCAAGAAAATCACCGACCTCGACCCCGCGCTCCCCCTCACTGGCGCGGAGGTGCTCCCCCTGGTGCAAAACGTGGTGACGCGGCGCTCGCCGCTGTCGGCGTTGGCTGATTGGGTGTTGAAGACGTACCAGGGGTATTTGCCCGCTGGCACTGGTGCGGTTGCTACTACGGTGCAGGGGAAGCTGCGGGAGAGTGTGAGCGTTAAGGACTTTGGTGCCGTTGGTGATGGTGTTGCTGATGACTTGGTAAAGCTGGAAACAGCAAGGGACGCTGCTGCAGCGCTCGGTAAGACTTTGTTTTTTCCTGACGGTGTTTATGGAATCTCAGATCGCTTCATGTTTGCGGATGGTGGCAATGCATTCTTTGCGCCGGGAGCGTCTTTGAAACTGTTGGCTAATACCGCAAGCGGCGGCGCAGTTTCAGGCCCCTACCCTACACAGACAAAGCCCATTGAAGTCCACAATCTTACGATTGACTGCAACAACTTCCCCGGTGAAAACGGAATCGGTTTTGGTCACATCATTGGGGCAAAGCTCATAAACCTGACGGTCAAGAACTGCAAGCACGATGTTATTCAGCCGTGGTTCGGTGGCAAGGCTCTACAGTTTGAAGGGGCAAACGCATTGAATGTGCAGGTGCTTGGTTTTAATGCTGAAAACTGCTCTGTCGGAATCGACATTGGCGCTCACTACCCCGGCAACGTCGGACAAACGGTCCACATCAGCATATCCAATGTGTCTATGAAAAACGTGGACATTCCCGTCTATGTAAATGACACCAACACACTAACTGCCCCAGACAACTATGACATCATCGAGGTGTTTGTTGATGGTCTGCATTGCCGTAACTGCGGGAAATTGACGTACCCGACCGCGACTTCAACGGAGGGTGCAATATTTGTAGCCGATCGCGGGTATAAGCTGACCGCTAGGAATGTTCAAGTGGTCAACGACCGAGGCACTTACGGATCCACTGCATACGGCGGAATTGGTGGACTGACTCGTGGTTCTTGGAAAGGGTTAATCCTTGATGATGTGTTGTTAGACGCTGACTGCACGGCGCTGTTTGACTTCAACAGCTCAAATTTCCAATCAGCGAACTCAGCTCAGACTGGAATGTACGTATTGGCAAACAATGTTCGGCACTATGGCAATCTGGACTATGTGGTGAAGGCTCCTACCGGAGCAAGTCGTATCGGCCCCTGTCGCCTAGAAGGTATTGAGATTGGATCGACGGCGGCAACATTGGCGGGTCTATTGGATTCCCCCGCGCAGGCGTACACGGGCGCACTGCTTGAGGTAATTGACAGAGACAACGGGTTCGCCAGCACAGGCCTTCGCACGTTCAGCCGTCTGGCTGCAATGGGCAACCTGCTTACATCGGCTGGTGCGCTTGGGCAGAAGTCGCCCGCAGTTGCAAACGGCGTGTGGACTCCTATTGATGGTAGCGGGGCGGGTCTGTCGTTCACAGGCACTTCCGGTGATTGGTTTAGGGTTGGCGAGATGGTGGTCGCGTATGGGACTGCGACCTACCCTACAACGGCAAACGCATCCAGTGCAAAGATAGGTGGCCTGCCATTCACTATTGAAAACTCCGGTCAGAATAGAGCGACTGGCATTGTGACGGTTACGACTAAATCAACAGTGACTCAGTTGTACCCAGAGCAAAACACGACGAATGCACCATTTTTGACTTCCGCTGCTTCTGCGGCTACAAACGCCGACTGTAGCGATGGCATTTTTGCTTTTATGTTCATCTACCGCGCAAAGTCTTAATCCAACTACACCAATACCTCATGTACCCTTTCACATTTTTCGTCAAAGCCCTCCCGCCTCACGTAGGCGGAGAGGCACGTGGGCCAATCATACGCATTGCAGTAAAGTACCGTAACGACGAAGGAATCTACCGTCATGAATTGGTTCACGTCAAGCAATGGGCGGCCATGTCTTTGCTGGCTATTCCAGTTGCGTACATGCTAAATCACTTTGGACGTATAGACCTAGTAAGTTTGGCCGTTATCCCATTGACGTTTCACGCTGTACTGTACAAATTCATATCTAGCTATCGTTTATGGTGCGAAGTCTCAGCGTATAAAGAGCAGGCGCGATTCTATCCTGACGACCGGAAGCCCTTTTTTGCTCAGTTCATTGCTGAATACTACGATCTGAAAATTACGCCCGAGGAAGCACTCAAAGTTTTGAGCCGTAGTTAGAAGCCTCACCGACGCGCGAAGTGACCACGGCCAGGCCCGCGTGAACGGCTGCGTGTCGTGACGCAACAATGACTTCAAGAAATTTGGAGCACCGATGTCTATCCTTGTTGACGCTGGCCGCGTATCAATTGCCGAGTCCATCGCTTTGCGCCCCATCCATCTCGCTTGGGGTAGCGGCGACGGATCATGGGTTACGCCGCCCGCAGAGTCCCTGACTGCCACAGCCCTGCTGACTGAGATCGGTCGACGGGTTGCCACCGAGGTGGCGTTCGTGGTGCCCGACGCCGGTGGCAACATCGTGCTGCCAAACGACGCCGTGTTCAGCCGGTCGGTGACTCCGACAAACCACATTTACATCCGCACGGCCTTCGATTTTGAGGATGGCATCTCCGACGTCATCCGCGAGATCGCGGTGTTCGTGGGTACCGTCACTGTTGGCGGACTGCCGCCGGGGCAGGAGTATTTCGCCCCCGCTCAGGTGACCAACCCGGGCCGCATGCTGTCCCTGGAAAACATCGGGCCAATCTACCGCTCACCGGCCATCCGCGAGAGCTTTGAAGTTGTAATCACTTTCTGAGGATGACTATGGCCACGATGCCGAGCCAGTATTACAGCCGGTTTGATCCGGTGGACAATTACGATGAGCACCTGTTCATTGCTGGCCGGGCGCTTCAGTCCGCCGAGTTGAATGAGGTGCAGAAGACTGCTGCTTACCGCACCAAGGGGCTGGCCGATGCCATCTTCAAGGACGGCGACATCATCCGTGATGCCGTCGTTGTGGTGAATGAGATCACTGGTGCCGTGCAGTGCGCCTCTGGTGCCGTCTACATCCGCGGTTCAGTGCGCGGCGTTCCGCCTGCCACTTTCACCGTGCCCACCACGGGCACGATTGCGATTGGTGTCCGCCTCACCGAGAGCGTGGTCACATCGCTTCAAGACCCCGACCTGCGCGACCCCGCGACCGGGACTCGCAACTACAACTCGCCTGGCGCCGAGCGCCTGCGCGTGGATGCTGCGTGGGGCTGGTCTGGCGACGGCGTGACCACGGGGGAGTTTTACCCCGTCTACGAGGTTTCCAACGGCTTCGCTCAGTCCAAAGAGCCGCCACCCAATCTCGACGGCGTGAACCAGGCACTGGCCCGCTACGACCGCGACAGCGCGGGCGGTAGCTACGTGGTGTCCGGCTTCAACCTGAAGGCCTTGGCAGATGTTGGCGGCAACCAGGTGTACTCGCTGTCTGAGGGCCGAGCGCGCGTGTTTGGCTTCAGTGTAGAAAACCAAACCGGGCGACGCCTGACTCTGGCATCCGACCCAGACCTCAAGCTGATCACCAACGAGCCGCACCTGTCCACGGGCCCCGCTGCGCAGCGCGTCAACTTCGACCGCTCGCCTGGCACGGCTGTTACCGCTGTGTCCATCACCGCCGAGAAGACGGTGACACTCACGCACGGCGTGTTCACTGGTGCTCAGGACCAGCTCCCCGACACGTCGGTACTCCAGATCATGGAGGTGTCTCAGGGCGCCACCATTTACACGGCCACCACCGACTACGTGCTTACCGCTGGCAAGGTTGACTGGACGCCGGCTGGCGCCGAGCCAGCTCCCGGCAGCACGTACTCTGTCACGTACCGTTATATCACGCTGGTGACACCCACCTTGGTGGATGAGACTGGCCTTACGGTCACGGGCGCCGTCACCGGCACCCTGATCCTGTTGACCTACAGCCAGATGCTGCCGCGCTACGACAAGCTGTGCTTGGACCAGTCCGGCGCGATTGTGTGGCTGCACGGCGTGTCGTCAGACACCAACCCCCAATTCCCCACTGTGCCAGGTGACCTGCTGTCGCTTGCCACGGTCTACCAGACTTGGACCTCTGCGCGGCGCGTCATCAATGACGGCGTGCGCGTGGTGCCCATGCCAACGCTGGCCGCGATTGACGGCCGCATGGACCTGCTGGCGCAGCTGATCGCCCAGCAGCGTCTGGAGTCGAGTATTCACACCCGTGAGGGAGGCACCAAGAAGGGGTTGTTTGTTGACCCGTTCCTTGATGACAGCCAGCGCGACGCCGGGACGGTCCAGTCGGCCGCCATCGTCAGCGGCTTGCTCATGCTGCCCATCACTGGCGTGGTGCTGCAGATGTCCGCCGATGTGGCGACACCCGCGACGCTGACGTACAACAACGTGATCACCTTGGAGCAGTCCCTGCGGACTACCTCCATGCAGATCAACCCGTACCTATCCTTTGCCCCGGTGCCCGCACAGGTCACGCTGACGCCGTCAGTGGATCGCTGGACGGTGGTGGAGTCCGACTGGGCGGGTCCGCTTACTCAGCGATTCACTTTCGGGTGGGGCGACCAGTCCGACACGTCATCCAGCACGCGCACCGCGCTGATCAACACGTCGCTGAGCGCAATCGAGACGCTGCGCCAGACTACGGTGTCGTACAGCGTCACCGGCTTCGGTAGCGGCGAGGCGCTCCAGGCGCTGACGTTCGACGGCTTGAGCCTGGCCACCGGCGGCGCTGTTGCCAACGGCAGCGGTGTGGTCACCGGCACGTTTACCGTGCCCAGTGGCGTGCCCTCCGGCAGCAAGCGGGTTGTCTTTACGGGAGCCGGCGGAAGCTCTGGAGGCGCGGTTTATTCTGGACAGGGCACGCTGGAGCGTCAAACCTGGCAAAGCCAGACAACGCTCAACGAGCGCCGCTGGCAGTCACCCCCACCACCTCCAGCCGTTCCTACGGCTTTTGATTTCGGCGGCGGTGATGGCGGCGGAAGCGACCCGCTGGCGCAGACCTTCACGCTGGTTTCTGGGGTTCAGGCGACGGCGGTTGACCTCTGGTTCACGGCCGCGCCAACCACACCGGTTCGGCTTCAAATCCGGGCTACGGATACCGGCCTGCCTAACCAGACAATCATTGCCAACGTGGTAATCCCCAGCGGTTCCATCGTAATTGGCGGCAGCCACACTCGTGTGGCGCTCCCTTCGCCTGTCACTCTGCTTGGCGGCGTCGAGTACGCGCTTGTTGTGCTGTGTGACGACAGCGTTGGCGCCTTGTCTGTGGCCGAGCTGGGCAAGTTTGACAGCAACGCTCAGCGCTGGATCACCAGCCAGCCCTACACCGTGGGTGTGCTGCTGTCTTCAAGCAATGCTAGTACGTGGACCCCGCACCAAGACCGTGACCTGGCGTTCCGCCTGTTGTCGGCGGCCTTTACCCAGACCACCCGCACCGTGGCTCTGGGATCGGCAAACGTCACGGCCGCGACCGACCTGATGCTCATGTCTTACGCAGAGACACCCGCCAGCGCGACTGGTGTGGAGTACCTGTTAACGCTCCCCGATGCGTCCACTGTGACGGTGTCGGATGGTCAGTCAATCCGACTGCCTGCCGCGATCACTGGTTCCGTGGCCGTGTCTGCAAAGATCAACGGCTCTGCGGATTGGTCGGCTGTCCTGTACCCCGGCACGCAGCTTGTTGCTGGCAGTATCGCTGCCACCGGCGACTACGTGACTCGCGCCATCCCTGGTGGCGCCAGCGTGGCCGTGAAGATCATTTACGAAGCCATCATCCCAAGCGGCGCCACTGTGCAGGCCTACTGGAAGGGCATCGACGGCGGCGACGTCTGGGCGGAGATCACCGCACCCACGACCCGCAACGTGGACGATGGCTTTGTTGAGTTTGTGCACTCTGCCACCGGCATCAACGAGACGGCAGTACAGATCAAGCTGGTGCTGTCTGGTGGCACGGCCTTCCGTCCTGTTGTGCGCGACCTGCGGGTGTTTGCACTGTAACCCGGAGCTGTAAATGCCAATAATCAACGACAGAACCACGCACTACAACCTGGCACTGCCAAACCAGAATAACGTCCTGCAGGATGACGTGGCGCGGCTGCGCGAGGCTCTGACGAGCGTGGATGCAGCCCTGAACGCCCAAGACCAGGCGTTGCCGCTTAAGGCTGACTTGGTTGGTGGCAAGGTGCCATCGGCGCAGCTGCCGTCGTTTGTCGACGACGTCCTGGAGGCCGCCAACTTTGCCGCCCTCCCTGTAACCGGCGAGTCCGGCAAGGTTTACATCACGCTGAACGACAACGCCCAGTATCGCTGGGGCGGCTCGGCCTACGTGGAAATCGTCGGCTCGCCCGGTTCAACGGACGAGGTCACCGAGGGCTCGACGAACCTCTACTTCACGACGGCTCGCGCCAAGGCTGCTGTCGGTGCGCTGTTCTCCGATGAGGTCGTGGTGCCGGGCAGTAACGGGCAAACGCTTTTCACGATCACCGGCGGGTACACCGTGGGCAAGATTGATGTGTACCTGAATGGCTCCATGCTTTTCGGCGATGGCGATGACTTCACTGCAAGCAGCGGCGTCTCGGTTGTCTTGACAGTTGGAGCCACGACCACGGACAAGCTGCGCTTTCGGCGCTGGTTGTACTGATTTTGCGCGGTGTTTAACCGCATCACTGGAGTTTTATGAGCTTTGCCAGAAACTTATCACTAATTGCCTCAGTCGCCGGCGGCCTTGCGCCCGCTGGTTCCATTCTCCCGTTCGCTGGGGAGACTGCACCCACTGATTGGTTGTTGTGCGCTGGCCAGACCGTCAGCCGGACCACATACGCCACCCTGTTTGGCGTGATTGGCACGAACTACGGGGTGGGCGATGGCAGCACCACGTTCACTCTGCCAGACATGCGCGGTCGCGTTGTTGGCGGCAAAGACGACATGGGCGGCTCTGGTGCCGGCGTGCTCAACGTCACGCTAACCGGGACCAAGGCGTCCACCAGCTCGGGCGTTATTACCGGGCTGTCTTCGACCTCCGGCCTAGCCGTCGGCATGAAGGCATTTGGCACCGGCATCGGGGCCAGCGCTGTCATCAACAGCATCGACAGCGCCACGCAAGTTACTCTGTCCGTAAACAGCACCAGCACCGGCAGCACGTCGATCCGCTTTGGCGTGGTGGACGGCGCGACCCTGGGCGACAAGAGCGGCAACCATGTGGTGGCCCTTGGCACGAACCACGTTCCAGCGCACAGCCACACCGGTACCGCAGCCAGCGGTGGTGCACACACCCACTCGACTGGTGTGAACTTCACGGGCAACCAGTCCGTCGGATCGATCAAAACGACGGACGTGGCGCAGACTGGTATCACCAACTCTGCGGGCGTCGCCACCGACTCTCAGGGCTCGCACAGCCACTCGTTGACCATCGACAACACCGGTGGTGGGCAGTCGCACACGAACCTGCAGCCCACCATCATCCTGAACTACATCATCAAGGCCTGACGCCCAGTCGTCGTGATGCAAGAATCTGCTTCATGCCCGAATCTAACATCTCAACGCATCACCATGGTTGATCAAACGCCGGACTTCTCAGTCGCCAAATTACTTGCGGGGCTGGCCGGTTCGGTCGTGTCGTTGCGCTTTGTTCAAGGCACTGTCGCCGAACGTATTTTCATGGGTATTGGCGGCGCTTCGCTGAGTTATTACGCAACAACGCCAGCCGCTCAGTGGGTCGGCGTCAAAGACGCTGAGGGCTTAGTGGGCTTCTTGATTGGCCTGTTTGGCATGGCCATCATGGCGAAGATTTACGAGGTGATCCTCGTTACAGACGCCAAGCAAATATCCGCTGACGCCTGGTCTGCATTAAAGCGCAAACTGGGGGCATGATCATGCTATCGCTGCTGCCGTATTTCCTGGTGGCCTCAATCTCGGCGGCCGCAGTCCTCTACCATGGGTTTGAGGACAATCTGGTTCAGCGCATAGGTCTATCCGGAGTGTGTATTGGCGCTGTTCTCAAGATGGCGACGATGTTGCAGTCACCGGGCACAGCCAATGAATCCTGTACGGTACTTGCCTACGGGGTAGCCATCTACGCAGTTGGAACAGTAATTAAGTTCCGCAAATGGAGACGGGGATGAATCGCACAGCACCGGATTGGAATGGAATTTTTATTCAGCTCGGTGTGAAACCGATCAACGCAGCAAAGTGGTCGACGGTCTTTGCAGAGGTCATTCAGCCGGGAACATTCAGCCTCGGCGATGCTGAGATTGACGACTTTCTCGCCCAGGTGCTCCACGAGTCCGCCCGCTTCGATAAGCTGGAGGAGGACTTGTACTACCGCACGCCTGGCCGGCTTATGGCAACGTGGCCGACGCGGTTCAAATCCCTTATCGACGAGGCTCCGTACCTGCGTAACCCCGAGGCGCTGGCTAACCGCGTGTATGGTGGCCGCATGGGTAACGTGAACCCCGGCGACGGCTGGCGGTATCGTGGCTCCGGCCTCATTCAGATCACTGGTGCCGACAACATGCGCGCCGTTCAGGCTGCGACTGGTGTTCAGGTTTTCCACAATCCAGAACTGCTGCGCCAGCCAACGGCGGAAGCCTTGCGTGTCTGCATTGCATGGTGGGAGGGCAACATTCCCGACGCCATCATGGGCAACGGCAAGCTGGTGCGCAGGCGGGTGAACGGCGGCACCATCGGCCTCGCTGACACGCTGGCGCTTGCTGCGCGAGCCGACGAGGCGCTGGGATGATCCCGTTCCAGTCGCACTTGATTGTCGGCGCTGTGGCTGCTGCCGTGGCCTTCGGCTCGGGCTGGACTGCGCAGGGCTGGCGACGAGATTCTGCCGAGCTGGAGCGGATAGAGGATGCCGCCGAGTTGGTGCGTCTGCGCGCCCGCAAGGCCGACACGGCCGCTGCCACGCATGAAGTTTTTAAGGAGCGCGAGCGTGTCGTGTATCAGACTATCACCGAAACGGTGGACCGGATTGTGGAGCGGCCTGTGTACCGCAATATTTGCCTTGACGCTTCAGGGCTGCGCGTCCTTTCGGACGCCATCCACGGCGGTGCCGGCGATACCGGCAAACCTGCGACAGCCGTGCCCTGATCTGAGCGACCCCGTGGACGGGACCGCTGGTTCTGTGCTGCGCTGGGGCGTGAATACGGCGCGGATGTACCGCGAGTGCCAAGACCGCCACCGGCAGGCGGTGGATGCCGTCAGCGCGCCAGCCGGGCGGTGACGATTTCGCGGGCGGACTGGCAGGATGTGCACAGCCGCCAGCCATTGGCGCGGCGCACGGGGTGCACGACTCCGTCGCACTGGTAGCATTCCTTTGGCCCGTACCCCGGGTCGCCTGGTGCGTATGTAGGAAGCTGCGGCCGAGGCGCGTTTCTCGCCTCCCATTCCTTGGCTTCGTATTCTTGCGCTTTGTCTTCCAAACTCATTTTTTTCTCAATGTAACAACGGCCCCGGATTGGAGCCGTTGTTATTGTCACGTCACGCCTGCGTCGCCCACGCCTTGGTAATCA